GCTGCTCCGCGATTATACCTCCAAACGCCTGTGTTTTCAGTCTTCTCCCGGCGCTCACGGGGGCGGTGCTCTCGTCGGCGATGTCGCGCCGGATGTCACAACGGCGTCCGAAAATGTCACAACCGCCAAGGCCGAATTCCTCGCCGATCCACTTGATCCAAGAGTCGCCTTTTCGCCGGCGCGCGCCCGGCGCTGGCTCGACAGCATCCGGCATGACCGCGATGCCGAACAGGTCTGGACGGTCAACGAGGTGAAGTGGCGGTTGCAGGAGGCGGTCAGGATCGGGGAGCGTGTGATCCGCCGCGATGGTCCAAGCCTGTCGCTTGGCTTCTGGCCAGACCCCAACGTCTTCGGCAACGTCGACGACTTCGATAAAAACTGCCGCTACGAGGGCGCCAGAGACGGTTCGCGAGAGGCCGACGAGCTGCTGCGCGCGGTATCCCGAAGCGCGTCCGAGGTCGAGGTTTCCAGGTTCGAGCAAGCGATCATGTGGCCGCTGCATTATCTCGGCGACGACAGGTTCCAATCCGAGCGCATGGTCCTGCAAAGCTGGCTGAAGTCGCTGGCCTTTCATCAGCCCTGGAAGCGCTGGATGGTTGAGCCGGAATCGGCGTCGCGGCGTCTGCGCGGCAATGCATTTGTGGTCATTACGTGCGGGCTGATCCGCGACAAGGCGAGGGTGATTTGATGGCCGCGCCCGCCAAAGCCATGACCGGCCGCCAGATGCGCCATGCCCGCTTCGCCGCGAACATGGCCGACGAATACTCCCGCCCGCTTGTCCTTGCGACAGTGATGAAGATCGCGCTGGAGCATATCGAAAAGCACGGGGCCGGCGCCGATCCGGTCACCTTCGCCGCGCTCTGCGGCGTCGTCGGCGGGAAAAATGGGCTTTCCGTTTTTTAGGTTGGAATCTTGACAGTTCATGATAGGGTCGATTCCGTGTTTTACAGTGGAAAGCGGGGCGATGACGACGATGATCTTGACTGGCGACAGCCGCCAAATCCTTCCGCCGCACGGGCCCTTCGACATGATCATCGCCGACCCGCCTTACGGAGATACGTCTCTGGCTTGGGATCGAATTGTTGAAGGGTGGGAGACAATCGCTCTGAGCTGCGTAAAGCCGACCGGATCGATGTGGGTTTTCGGGTCCGCCCGGTTTTTTATGGAGACCGGCTCTCGATTTGGTGCCGCAGGCTGGAAATACGCTCAAGAGATCGTTTGGGAGAAGCACAACGGCAGCGGATTCCACGCCGACCGGTTCAAACGTGTCCACGAACTCGCCGTCCAGTTCTACCGGGCTGGCGCACCATGGGGAGGTGTCTTCAATGCCGTCCAGACGACGCCAGATGCGACAGCCAAAGCCATTCGACGAAAACGCCGTCCTTCCCATACAGGGAACATCGATGCCGGCCATTATACGTCTGAGGACGGTGGGCCGAGAATCATGCGGTCGGTCATCTTCATGCACTCGATGCATGGCCGCGCTATTCATCCGACCGAAAAGCCTTCTCCGCTCTTGGAAATTCTCATCAGGACAAGCTGCCCACCTGACGGCTTGGTTGGGGACTTTTTCGCCGGCTCTGGCGCCGCTGGTGAAGCCTGCCTGATGGCTGGCCGCAATTACATCGGGTGCGAGATTGACGCCGAAATGGCTGATAAAGCAGACGCTAGGCTTTCGTCGATATTGCCACTGGGCGGGGCTGCAGCATGAGACTCCACCCATTAACCCGTTTCCGTTAGGCTCGCTGGAAAGCAGGGCTGGGCGATGAAGAACTACCTCTGGCTCCCCAACTGGAAAACCGGGGAGCCTATCATTGAAGGCGAGACGGCGACGATTCCGGCGGAATACACCGTCCTGCCAGATCATTGCCCGCACTGCGGCGTCGTCGGCCGGCTCTACAGCCACGGCCCCAGGGACGTTGAATACCGAGACATCCCCATCCTCGCGAAGCGGACTTTTATCAAGGTTTCCGTGAAGCGTTTCAGATGCCGGGAATGCAACAGAACCTCCACGCAGCCCCTTCCTGACATGCATCCGACGCGGCAACTGACCAACCGCGTCGTCGATCACCTTCGCGAACAATGCCTTCGTCGGAACTACGCCGAAATGAGCCGGGAAACTGGCATTGACGAAAGCGTCATCCGGTTCATCTGCAACGAGGAATACCGGAAGACCGACCATGCCATCCATCCGGTCGCTCCCGAGGTCCTTGGCATCGACGAACTGACTTTGGACGGCGAACTGAGGTTCATCGCCATCGACGTGCTGACCAAGCAGACGCTTGACATCCGGAAAAACTGCGACACGGACACCATCGAAACGTGGCTTTTCCTGATGCGCAACAAGGAAAACGTCAGGGTCGTCACGCAGGACATGCGCGACCAATACCGCCAGATCGTCAAGCGCAAGCTGCCTGGGGCCGTCATCGTCGTGGACCGATGGCATACCCAGAAGAAGGCAAACGACGCCCTGGACCACGTCCGCAGCCGCCACAGGAAGATTGAGGCCGAAAAGGAGAAGAAGCGGATTCAGGAGGAGCTTGAACGCAAAGGCGTAAAGCCCAAGACCCGCAAGGAGAAAGACCCTTGGCGCCTTCGCCGCGTCCTCCAACAGAGCCGGAAGAAGCACAAGCCGACGACCATCCTCTTGCTCGATGGCCTCTTCAAGAACAACCCGCTGCTGTCCGACGCCTGGCACACGAAGGAAAGCTTTTACGACATCTGGGACGCCAAAAACAGAGAAGAAGCCGAAAGGCTTTTCGATGAATGGCGTAAATGCATTCCGGAAAGCGTAAAGGTAGAATTTGACTCCGTTGCTGCTACCATAGACTATTGGCACGATGAAGTTTTCGCTTACTTCGATCATCGCTATACCAACGCGCTGACCGAAGCGATCAACGGGCTTATCAAGATGGTCAATCGTGGTGGGCGTGGCTACACCTACAAGAACATACGCGCGAAAGCCTTGAGGATGGTCCCGATCGGCGACACCCGGAAGGCCAAGCGCGAAGCGAAAGCCGCGGCGAAAAAGGCCACCGAGGCGCGGGGCGTTTTCGCCTGCGAAAGCTGCCTCGGGAAATTCGACGCTGGCTTGAAGCAGCTTTCGCCCAGCTTTTCGCTCGACGGCGGTCCGGAGCGCCGGTTGGCGCTTTGCCCGAAGTGCAGGCGCGTTTCCACCTTCGCGCGCTGGCTTGAGAGAAGCGGCGCTCATGTCATTTCCCACTTAAAAAACGGATAGCCGAAAAATGCGCCGGCCCTGCAACGGGCGCTGAAGGGGCTGGAGGCGGAAGGGAAGATTGTTTCGGCCCTCGAAGGGCGGGTGATCGCCTATAAATCGGGTATGGCTGAAACACAAATAAAAACAACGATGTGACATAAAATCCAAAAATGTGACATTTCCCGTGACATCCGTGACATCGGCGACAAATCACCCCTGAAAACGGAAAGACCCGAAAATCCGTCAAGCAAAATCGACCGAAAACGGGCATGAAAAAGCGGCGGGATCAAAAAAAGTTGCAGCCTTAGAAAAACAAGGCGAATGGCGGTGGAAAACGGGTAAAAACCGGGGATTTTTCTGCGGGGCGACCTTGACAGTACGTAAAAATGATGAATCTCCTGTGCGAAGCACTCAACGTTTCGCGCCCGGCATTCTGAATTCCCGATCGGGCCACTGAGACTGAGTCAAGCCAGCAATCTTCATCCAGCAGCGAAAGCCCACCGCTAGGCGGGGCGGCCGCCTTAAGCGGTCCGCACCCGCCGCCACTGCGATTCCGCTGTTTCAACAGTGATGGGGAATCACTCTTGGTCACGTCAAGATTCTTGGTTATCGCGCGAGGTTTGGAAGATTCCATCTCCTCGCCGGTCTCTTAGAATCATCGGCGCCGGTTAAAGATCATCCAGAACTTTGGAGGAATTGAATGGGCCGCCCATCCGATTACAGCCCCGAAATATGCGCGGAAATATGCGCGCGGCTGATCGAGGGCGAAAGCCTGAAAGCATGGTTCCGCGACCGGCGCGAAGAATTGACCATCGAACAGCGCCAGTGGTTTGAAACCGCGCTTTACGCAATCGAGCGCGGCGTGGCGTCGATCAAGCTGCGCGGACACGCGAAGGCGGGCGAATTGCGAGCGGTGGAATGATTGAATCTCCGATCCTGGTTCCGTCCGCGCTGGAAAAAGCGGAGCGTGCGCTCGCGCATCTCGAATCCATCTTGCGCCATGACCATTCCCGCATCACGCGGCAGGCCTACAATGCGTTTAAGGACGCGGCGCGGGGCGTTGCGACGGGCATTGAGATTTTGAGGCGTGACGCTAATGCCAGCGCTCGCTAATGCGAAGCACGAATTATTTGCCCAAGCAGTTGCAAATGGCATTTCTGCCGCTGAGGCGTACGTTACGGCGGGCTTCACCAAGAACGACGGCAACGCTCGCCGCTTGAGAGCAAATGAAGCGGTTGTGAAGCGGATTGAAGCGATCCTGAGTGAGCGCGAACATATCCACGCCAAGGCCATTGAGAAGGCCATAGAGGACACCGGGATATCCATCGGGCGCGTCCTTACCGAACTTGCCAAGATCGGCTTTGCTGACATTCGCAAGGCGGTCAAATGGGGTGACGCCGTCGCGGTATTTGACGAAGCGGGGAATGTGCAAATCTCGAATGGCGTTGCTCTCGTCGGTTCCGATCAAGTGGACGATGCGACTGCTGGCGCGATTGCCGAAGTATCGCAGACCAAGGACGGACTGAAGATCAAGATGCACGACAAGCGCGGGGCGCTCGTGGACATTGGCCGTCACCTTGGGATGTTCAAGGACAAGGTTGAGGTGACGGGCAAGGATGGCGGGTCAATCCAGACTGAGGCGACCGTGATCATTCTGCCTTCGAACGGACGTGAGGCGACGCCGGGTGCCGAGGATTGAAGCCCAGCCGGGGCCGCAGACAACTTTTCTGAGTAGCGCGGCTGACATCGCAATTTATGGCGGCGCGGCTGGTGGTGGAAAATCGTTCGCTCTCTTGCTTGAACCCATGCGCCATCTGGATGTCAAGGGGTTCTCGGCAGTCGTCTTCCGCCGCACCTTGGCGGACGTGAAAAAGGCCGGATCGCTGCTCGATACGAGCATGGGGATTTACGGCGCCATCGGAGGATCGATCCGATTAGACACGTTGGAGTGGAAATTTAAGCAAGGCGCGAAGGTCGCGTTCGGCCACCTGGAGCATGAAACAACGGTTCTCGACTGGCAGGGTGCGCAAGTCCCGCTGCTGCTGTTCGACGAACTGACGCATTTCACGCGCAAGCAGTTCTTTTATTTGCTGTCGCGCAACCGTTCGACATGCGGCGTCAAGCCCTATGTGCGAGCGACAACCAATCCCGACGCCGACTCGTGGGTTTCCGAACTGATCGCGTGGTGGATTGACCAAGATACAGGGCTGGCTATCCCTGAGCGTGCCGGCGTGCTGCGCTGGTTCGCCCGCATTTCTGACAAGCTTATCTGGGGAATGACGCGGCGCGAACTCAAGGAAGTCCATCCCGACTGTGAGCCCAAATCGCTGACGTTCATCCCGGCTACGTTGGATGACAACGCGATTTTGACGGCCGCCGATCCTGGCTATCGCGCTAATTTGATGGCGCTCGATCCCGTCGAGCGCGCGAGGCTGCTAGGTGGAAACTGGAAAATCAGGCCGGCTGCCGGTCTCTATTTTCAGCGCCATTGGTGCGAGGTTGTCGATGCATCGCCGGCAGGGACGCGGTTTGTCCGAGGATGGGATTTGGCGGCAACGCCGAAGACACAGAACAATGACCCCGACTGGACGGCTGGCGTCAAGATGGGGAAATGCCCTGACGGGACGTTCATCGTCGCGCATCATCTCAGGATGCGGGAAGGCCCTCTTGAAGTCGAGCGCGCGATTTTGAACACGGCGATTGAAGACGGGCGCAAGGTCCGAATCCATATGCCGCAAGACCCGGCGCAGGCAGGCAAGTCGCAGGCTTCCAACTTCGCTAGATTGCTTGACCGATTTCACGTCAGTTTCAAGCCAATAACGAAAAGCGACGGCGGCAAGGTTGTGCGTTTCGGGCCATTCTCTGCGCAGGCGAAGGCCGGGAACGTCAAAGTATTGCGCGGTCCATGGAACGACACATGGTTTACGTCGCTTGAAGCATTCCCCCCTGAAGGGAATGGACACGACGACGACGCGGACGCGACGGCGGAAGCTTACAACGCTTTGGTTGAAAAGAAGGGGACGCTCGTGATTACCGACTCCATCCTTCAACGCTCGTCCATTGGCGCCCGCCGCTGATGCCCGAGAACAAAGAGGCGCGCTCGGCCCGCAACAAACGCTATTACGCGGCCCGCAAGGCGCGGGAAGCCGTGGCGATGGGCGCTGCTGAGCGGAAGCCCCTGAAGATTTCCGATATCGTTCTATCTCGCTCTCGCCATACGCCCGAGGCTGCGGCGAAGGCTGCGACGCATTACAACCCGTTCAAGCCGTATCAGCCGGCGCCAGGGATCAAAAACGCGCTGACGATGGCGATGGACTCCGGAGATTGGCAAGAAACGTCACAGTGGGCGCAAAACGCGATCAGTTCGGCCTATCAGGAAGGTCAGGAATTCCTCGGCTATCCCGAGCTGGCGCTGATGGCGCAGCGGGCCGAATATCGCGTGATCTCGGAAACGATTGCCGAGGAAACGACGCGCTGTTGGATCAGGTTCAACTCGGTTGGCGATGACGACAAATCGGACAAGATCGAGCAGATCGAAAGCGAGTTTCGTCGCCTGAATGTGCGGGACGCGTTCAAGGAACTTGCGGAGCAGGACGGCTTTTTCGGTCGTTCGCATCTGTATCTCGACACGGGCGACAGCGACGACGCCAATGAACTTGCGACGCCGATGGGCGACGGCAGGAACAAGATCAGCCAGAGCAAGGTCGGCGTAAAGGACGGGTTGCGGAAGATCGCGCGGATTAAAACCGTCGAGCCGGTCTGGACATATCCGAGAGAATATAATTCGAGCGATCCGCTCTCGCCGGATTGGTACAAGCCAGACGTGTGGCTTGTGATGGGCAAGACGATCCACGCGAGCCGATTGCTGACCTTCATTGGCCGCGAAGTCCCTGACTTGCTCAAGCCAGCCTACAGTTTCGGGGGGCTATCCCTGACGCAGATGGCCAAGCCCTACGTCCAGAACTGGCTTGATGTGCGGCAGGCGACCACGGAGGCGATCAAGGCTTATTCGGTGTTCGTACTTGAGACGGATTTGAGCACGATCCTGACGCCATCGGGTGATGAACTATTCGCCCGCGCCGATCTGTTCAACAATATGCGCAATAACCGCTCGTTGATGATAATCAACAAGACCGAGGAAGCGTTTCAGAACGTCAGCCAGTCCTTGGCCGGCCTGCATGAGTTGCAGGCGCAGGCGCAAGAGCATATGGCGGCGGTCTGTAAGATACCCCTCGTCAAACTTCTCGGCATTTCTCCCACGGGCCTGAACGCTTCCAGCGAAGGCGAGATGCGTTCGTTTAACGACATGATCCACGCCTATCAGGAGCGACTTTTCCGCCAGAACCTGACTCGGCTGCTTGGCTTCGTGCAACTGTCGCTGTTTGGCGAAGTTGACCCAGAGATTGATTTTGAGTTTGAGAACCTGACCGAGCTGACGGACAAGGAATCGGCGGAAGTCCGCAAGATGGAAGCGGAGACCGATCAAATCCTGATCGATACCGGCGTGATTTCTCCCGAGGAAGCCCGCAGGCGCGTCGCGGGCGATAATGCGACGCCTTACGCCGGGCTCGATGTTGAAGATGCGCCGGACCTGCTTGAAGAAGAGGCGGAGGGGCTTGTTGTTCAGGGCGGGTTGGGGGAGGATGGCTTGGGCGCCCTCTTTGATGCAAGCAAGGCTGCGGAATGATCGACATTAATTTGGGAGATTTGATCGCGGCCGCCAAAGAGCATGACGCCAAGCGCACGTTTCGTTCGGAGTTCTCGCGTGGCGATAAGGTGATCTGCGACGGCGCGCATGAAATCATCATGACGGTGACCGGCCATTTGTTCCGCGAAAATTTCGTCCAGATCGAAGTTTCATTCATCGCCAACAGCGACGTCAAGACGATGTGGGTGGAAGAATGGCGCCTGTCACACGCGGACGATTGACGCCAAAGCGGCGCGGAGAAAAAGTCCTCCGGGCGGTTCGCCCGAACATCGGGCTGGAAATGGAATTCCGCCGGGCGCTGACGAAACAGATCGACGCTCTGCACCGGTCGGTCCTGTACTGGACGAAGGCGGCATATAACCAGAACGAGCCAACCATTGTCGCGCTCGCTCAGGACGAGACACCGGCAGCCGCGTTGCTCCGCACCATCCGGGGGCTGCGCAAAAGGTGGCTGAAGCGCTTCGACGTCGCGTCCGTCAAGCTGGCTGAATATTTCGCGACATCGGTCAAGGACCGATCCGACGCGGCGCTGAAGAAGATTTTGAAGGACGGCGGCTTTGCGGTCGAATGGCGAATGACGCCGGCCATGCGCGATGTGATGGGCGCGACGGTAGGCGAGCAAGTCGGGCTTATCAAGACGATCCCGGCGCGCTACTTCGACCAGATCGAGGGCGCTGTCATGCGCTCGGTTTCAACCGGGCGCGATCTGAAGCAACTGACCGACGACATTGAGAAGATTGGCGACGTTACGCGGAAGCGGGCGGCCTTCATCGCGCGCGATCAGTCGAACAAGGCCACGGCGACCATGACGCGGACGCGGCAGTTGGAGACGTTCGGCGCCGAGGCGGAAGCGCAATGGCTTCATTCTGGCGGCGGCAAGGTTCCGAGGCCAAGCCATCTCCAGGCCGGGAAAGACAAGGCCCGCTACAAGGTTTCCGATGGCTGGCTCGATCCCGCGATCAACAAGGAGATATGGCCGGGAACCGAGGTCAATTGCCGGTGCGCCGGAAAGATGATCGTCCCCGGCTTTAGCTGACAAGACACTTTAAGACGCGAGAAAATCACTCCATGACAACGGGCAACGCATTAGCGTTCGACCGCGCATCCGCGCGTTCCTATGACGCTGACAACCGTCTTCATGTGGCTTCGACAAATATCAGCAAGGCCAACATCTGCGGCTATCTCGGCAAGGAAATCCCCGATTTTGAAAAGCTCGGGCTCGATGCGGAAACGATCTATCAGCTTTATCGCGACCCGGAAGAATTGGCGAAAGCTGCGCCAACATTCAACAATCTGCCCCTACTTTCGCAGCATGTTCCCGTTTCGGCGGGCGACCATCAACCCGATTTGGTCATTGGATCGACGGGAACCGATGCCGAATTCGTCGCGCCGTATCTCAAGAACTCCCTCGTTATTTGGGCGCAAGGCGCCATCGATGCGGTTGAGGCAGAGACGCAGAAGGAATTGTCGAGCGCCTATCGCTATCGGGCCGACATGACGCCCGGAATCGCCAACGGGCAGAAATATGACGGCGTGATGCGCGACATCATCGGCAACCACGTCGCCTTGGTTCAGGAGGGCCGCGCCGGGCCTGACGTAGTGGTTGGTGACGCGGCGATCCAAATCCAAAAGGACACAGACATGGCTAAAATCAAACTGCCGAAGGGTGCAACCGCTGCGCTCTTTACCGCCCTCAAGCCCAAATTGGCGCAGGACGCCACCTTGGCCGACTTCCACACGCTGATTGACAGCCTGACGCAGGAAGAGAAATCGCCTGCCGAAGACAAGGAAGCCGACACCGATATCGACCAGACCGACAAGGACACGCCGCCGGCCAATCCCGAAGGCGACAAGACCGACGAAGCCCTCGATGGCGAAGGCCTGAGCGACGAGGAGGAGGCGCAGTACCAGGCACTCCTGAAGCGCCGCAAGCCCGATGCGGCCAAGGACGAAGACCCGGCGATTGAGCCGGAAGGCGCCGCCGACGAAGACGGCGACAAGGACAAAGACGAGAAGGACGACAAAGTGGCGAAACCCGCAATGGACGCGGCGCTCGCCGCTCAGGAAAAGAAGATCGTGAAGCGGATGCAGGACGCGATGGAAGCGCGCGAGTTCGTGCGACCGCATGTCGGCAATCTGCCTTTCGCCCTAGACAGCGCCGAATCCGTGCTGCGCGCCGCCGCCGTCAATCTCGGCATTCCCTCGGCCAAGACGGTCCACGAAAGCGCCCTGCGCGATCTGATCTCGTTCAAGGTCGCCGCCAAGCCGGCCCAACCGAACCGCATTGCGCAGGACGCCGCTAGCGCCAAGTCCTACGCCGAAATGTTCCCCGGCGCTGACAAGATCGGCCGCGCCTGACGGTCAAGCGCCTCTCAAAAATCTAGGAGTTATCAATGCCTTTTCCGAATTCTGTCCAGATCCAGCCCGCCATTGGCGTGTGGGGCGACTTCAGCGACGGCAACCCGCGCTCGTTCGTTGACGCGGGCGCCGCTGGCCTTGTCGCAGGCACGTCCGGCGCCACCATCGGCCGCGCTGTGTGGTTGTCCTATTCAACCGCCGACGCCAACGGCGCCCCCGCCGCTGTGAACAACTACGGCACGGGCGTTCCGGCCGGCATCATCCATCGCCAGCAGCAGGCGCTGATCACCGCCTATCTCGCGGAATCGAGCATGGTCATCCCTGCCGGCTTCCCGACCGCCGTTCTCAACGGTGGCGGCATATTCGCCAAGAATGAGGGGACGACGCAGGCGCTCCCCGGTCAGTACGCCTATGCGTCCTACGCCAACGGCGCGATCTCCTTCGCGGCTGCTGGCGCGGCTTCGACGGCGACATCGACCACGTTCTCGATTTCCGCGCAGACCTTTGCTGTGGTCGGGTCGGTCAACGGAAACATCCTCACGGTCGCGTTGGTCACGTCCGGCACGCTGTATCCCGGCGCGGTGCTGACTTCCAATGCTACCGGCTCGATTGCCTCGCAGTTGACCGGCACCACGGGAGGCGTTGGCACCTATGCGCTGACCACGGCCGAACAGATCGTGGCCTCGGGAACCGCCATCGGCGGCGGCTATGGCCTTCTGACCCTTGGCGGCACCGTCACAGGCACATTCTCGATTGGCGATACTCTGTCCGGCACCTCGGTTGCAGCCGGGTCGTCCATCCTCGCCAATGCCTCCAACGGCGCATCGCTGACCGGCGCGGGCGGCGCGGGCACTTACATCACCCTGACGGCCACGGCGTCCAGCGGCACCATCACCGCCGCCACCAACGTGCAGACCGGATGGGTTGCGGCCTCTTCCGGACTCGCCGGCGAACTCGTCAAGATCGTCGGCACGGCCTACTAATTCCAACGCGGCAAAGGATTATCCCATGAACTTCCAGGAAGCAAAGGCCGCGTGGGAAGCGCATTCGGCCATCCACGAACAGAACGGCGCTTATTTCCCCGGCGCGCAGTCCTATCTCCCCGACGAATACCGCAACAATTTCTCGCTGGCGATGGATGCGCAGCCCGCGCTGTCCACCACCACCAACGGCGGCATTCCGGCCTATTTGACCTATTGGACCGACCCGAAGGTCTTCAAAGTCCTGTTCGCCCCGAACAAGGCCGCGACGATCTTGGGAGAAGTCCGCAAGGGGTCGCTGACCGACATCACCGCGCTGTTCCCGACCGTGGAGCATACCGGCGAAATCTCGTCCTATGACGACTTCGCTGAGAATGGCCGCACCGGCGTCAACACCGTATTCCCGCAGCGCCAGAATTACATCGGTCAGACGATGAAGGAATACGGCGATCTGGAATTGGAGCGCGCCGGCCTGGCTCGCATCAATTGGGTGTCGGAACTCGACGTGGCCGCCGCCACTGTGGTCAACAAATTCCTGAACCTGTCCTATGTGTTCGGCATCGCCGGCTTGCAGAACTACGGCATGTCGAACGACCCGGCGCTCAACGCCTCGCTGACCCCGGCCGCCAAGGCTTACGGCGGCGTGAAATGGGTCAATAACGGTCAGATCGTCGCCACCGCCAATGAAATCTACGCCGATATTCAGGCGCTGTATCTCCAGGCGGTGATCCAGACGGGCGGCCTCGTCGAAGAGGACAGCGATATGGTTCTCGTCGTCCCGACGCAGGCCGGCGTCGCGCTGACCGCAACCAACTCGTTCAACGTCAATGTCTCGGACCTTCTCAAGAAGAATTTCCCGAAACTGACCGTTGAAACGATGGTGCAGTATAACGCCTATTCGGCCAGCAATCCGCAGGGCGTTCAGGGCGGCAACTTCGTCCAGTTGATCGTCAAGTCGATCGATGGTCAGGAAACCGGCTATGCGGCGTTCTCCGAGAAGATGAGGGCTGGGCGCATTATCCCGGCGACTTCGAGCTTCAAACAAAAGGTGTCGTTCGGCACCTGGGGCGCGATCATCCGCCAGCCCGCCAACATCGCCTCGATGATTGGCGTCTAAGCTTCAATCAATCAACAATCCGGCTTCGGTCTTTTGTCCCGCACGACGGGCATTAGCGGGCGTTTATCCCGCGCAATTCAAGGATATACATCATGGCTTTCACGACGGTCGCATGCAAGATTCCCAACGGCCTCATGCTTCGTGTGTTCGATTGGGCCGAGCATGATGAGCCCGTCATGGGCGGCGGATTCAGAACCGTCAAGCGCGCGTCCCCCGCAGGCGAGCCGGTCAAAATACATGGCCCGGCGACGAAGTTTGGCGAAGCGCCAAAGACGGCGATTTCGGGCGGCTATGCGCTGACGCCGAATGTCGATGCGGATTTCTTCGCGCGTTGGCTGGATCAGAACGCTGATCACGACGCCGTAAAAAACCATCTCATTTTCGCCAGCGACAAGCGCCAGGTCGCGCATGACGAAGCGCGCGAAAAGAAAGACACGCTGTCCGGGCTTGAACCACTGGTTCCCGGCAAAGACAGGCGCATCCCGCGCGCCAATTCCGCCAATCTCTCCGCGATTGAGACGGCGAAGAAAGACTAATTCAGCCGTCCTCGGCATCGATCTAAGGAGAACATAAATGGCTATTTTTGACGACGCCAAAGGGCAAATCCCTTGGTATGGGATGCCAAACACGGCCGCGACTCTTTTCGGCGGCGGCGGCGTTTCGATGCAGGACGAGGGTACCCTCTATCGTCAGGTTTCAGCCGGCGTCCAGCCCGGGGCCACTGGCGCGGATAATGTTCTGATGACGTTCACGCTTCCTCCGGGATCGTTTGACGGCGTGTCGCTAACCGATTTCAACTCGACGGGCGTTCTCTCCACATCGCAGTCGAATCGCGGTATCGCCATTTCCGCTCAGGGCTCGTTCGCCGTGACCGCGAATAATAAGCGCATCAAGATCATTGTCGGTTGCACCTCGGCCGTCATCGGGTCTGCCGTTGTCGGCGGCGTTACGATTGCTGACACAGGCGCCGTAACGACCTCTGGCGCCGGGTGGGCGATTGGCGGCGAAGTTTACAAATATGGCGCAGCTGGTTCCAATACCCAGATCGGAGTCCACCAACAGGCGCAGATTGGTGGGGCGATAGCTTCGCTCGTTTCTCCGCAGGCGCTGACGCTCAACGAGGCCGGCAATATCATCATTGCCCTCACAGGCAACGCCACTACGGTTGTGAGCGATATCACCGCCAATCTGTTCGTCGTATCTGGCATGAACTGAGGATGTGGCGATGAAACAACTTCTCGCCTCCGTTCTCTTGTTTGCGTCCCTTCCCTCGGCCGCCTATGCCGACCCGCCAAACCGCCAGACCCCGCTCGGTTATCAGCAGATTTCCGCATTCTCCACCGCTCAGGCGCTGACTGCTCCGAGCGGCGCGACGTTTGCAGTGATCACCGTCGAGACGCAGGCCGTGCGCTATCGTGACGACGGGACTGCGCCGACCGCTTCGGCCGGAATGCCGATTGCAGTGGGCGCGGCTCCTTTCGTTTATACCGGCTCGCTGTCGGCAATCCAGTTCATCCCGCAGACTGGCAGCGCGACCCTCGATATTGCCTATTACAAGTGAGGGTTTGATTATGGGCGCCACTGTTTCGTTCAACCTCCGCGCCTTTGCAGTACGTTATCCGGAATTGCAGGGCGTGGGTACGGCGCAACTGGCGGCATTCTTCTCAGAAGCCGGGCTTTATCACGCCAATGATGGCTCCGGGCCGGTCAGCGACGCCGGCCAGCAATTGATCCTGATGAACATGGCGACGGCGCATATCGCCGCGCTGAATGCGCTGGACAGCGACGGAGACCCCGTTTCGCCACTGGTCGGGCGTATATCCAGCGCGAGCGAAGGCAGCGTGTCCGTCTCCGTGCAAAACGACTATCCGCCAGGATCGGCGCAGTGGTGGCAAACGACAAAATACGGCAGTTCGTATTGGGCGGCGACGGTCGGCTATCGCACCATGCAATATCGCGTCGGGCGGCAGCGCAATTTCAACATCGGACCATGGCGCTGACCCGTGGCCACCATCAAGGGCGGCGACAAGCTTGAAAAGGCTTTGGCGGAAATCGCCAAGAACGCGACCAACGCTTCGTCGGTGCAGATCGGGTTCATGGAAGGCGCGACTTATCCAGACGGAACAAGCGTTCCTCTCGTCGCGGCGCTGAACGAGTTCGGCGTTCCTGCACACAATCAGCCGCCGCGTCCGTTCTTTCGCGGCATGATCAATGACAAGTCTGGCGAATGGCCTGACGCTGTCGCTGGCCTGCTGAAATCGACAGATTACGACGCCCACAAGACGCTTGATCAGACGGGCGAGGCGATTGGCGGCCAGTTGAAAGAGGCGATCACCGTCTATGTCGGGCCGCCCTTGTCGCCTGTGACCATCGCCAAAAAGGGCTTTGACAAGCAATTGGTTGATACCTCGGTGATGCTTAATTCGATCACCCACGTCGTTGAGGATAAATCCTGATGAATCTACATGGGATTGTCTCCGGCGCAATTGGCGCGATCAACCCGAAAACCGAACTCATTCTCAGAGTTTCCACCGGCTACGCGACCGCCCCGGACGGAACCCGCGCGCCATCCTACGCCAATCCAGTCACTGTTCATGGACAAGTCCAGCCGCTAGCCTATAACGAGATCGTCCAGATGGACGGCCTGCAAATCCAGGGGGAAAAGCGGCGTATCTATATCACCGGAGAAGTGGACGGCATGATCCGGTCGGAGGGAAAAGGCGGCGATCTTTTTACGCTTCCCGATGGTTCCGTGTGGAAAGTCGTGATCGTTTTTGAATATTTCCCGGATTGGTGCAGCGTTGGCGTTGTCCTTCAGGACAATGCCTGATGCCTGTCTCGATCACGCCGAACCAGAGCGCCATTCAGGCCGCACTGCGATCTTTTCTGATTTCGATCCTGCCAACGGGAATAGAAGTCCTTCTTGGACAGCAAAACCGGGTTCCTGAGCCGGAAGGCGCGAACTTCGTCGTATTCACGCCGATCTTGCGCAATCGCATATCCACCAACATCGACGCTTATGTGGACGCGGCCTATACGGGCGCGATCAGCGGGCAGACGCTGACGATCACCGCCGCTCCGACGAATTCCTCGCTACAAGCCGGGTCGCCAGTTTATGGCGCCAACATTTCGTTGAACACGGTCATCACCGCGCTTGGCACAGGGTCGGGAGGCGCCGGAACCTATACCGTCAACAATGCGCAGAGCGTCGCGTCAGGGCCGATCTATTCCGGATTTGCCAACATGATGCAGCCGACACAGCAGACGTTCCAGATCGACGTTCATGGGCCTCTCAGCGCGGACTATGCGCAAACCATCTCGACGCTGTTCCGCGATAACTATGCGGCGTGGCAGTTTGCTGGGTTGAACAACTCAGTCTCCCCGCTTTACGCGGACGACCCGAAGCAAGTCCCGTTTGTCAATGCGGAAGATCAGATTGAAACCCGATGGGTCATCAATGCTGTTTTGCAAATCAATCAAACTGTGACCGTCCTGGGTCAACAATTCGCAACTGAACTTGAGGCCGAACTTTACGGCTTCTCTGGCTAATCGAATCCAAAAAGGATCACTCCATTGAGCACCATTCCGGCCTCATATGACGTTCAAGTTCTCCCCGGCGTCATCAGCGCGGGCGGCGCCGCCCTCAATCTCAATGGGCTGATGCTCACGCAGAATTCGCGTATTCCGATCAACACGGTGCAGTCATTCCCCAATGCGGCGACGGTCGGGTCTTACTTCGGGCTGTCCTCGACGCAATACGCCAAGGCGCAAGTCTATTTCGCCGGCTATACGGGCGCCACGGCTACGCCGGCCGCGCTTCTAGCTGCGCAATATCCCCAGACCGCCGTTGCGGCATGGATGCGCGGCGGTTCCGGCTTCGGCTCCCTCAGTGTCGCCAATATCCAGGGATTGAGCGGCTCGCTTTATGTCACCATCGACGGATATCTGCACAGCGCGGCGACGCTCAATCTGCTGGCCGCCACGTCCTATTCGGCGGCGGCCGGATTGATCCAGACCGCATTGAACACCACGGAGCCGGTAGAGGCGACGGTTTTGACGACCAACTGGTCGATTGCCGCAGGCACGGCCGCTATCTTCGCCGGGACCATCGATAACGACGTTTTGACCGTCACCGGCACCACGTCCGGAACGATTGAAATCGGCGGCGTCATCACAGGTTCCGGCATCACGGCGGGAACGCAGATCGTCGCTCAGCTCACATCGACAGCGAATGGTGGCGCGCTGGGCGGCGTTGGTACTTATGCTGTTTCGATTGCGCACGCGATTGCGACTTCGATCACGATCACCGAATCGTGGGGCCTGCTGACGGTTTCGACTGCCGTGTCCACCGGCACGCTTTCGCCGGGCCAGACATTGACCGGAACCTCCGTCACGGCTGGTTCGCAGATCATGGCGCAGTTGACCGGCACGTCTGGCGGGATCGGAACCTATGTAGTCAATCTGACGCAGACCGCTTCCGGCACCGGCACGTTGACCGCTTCTGCCACCAACTGCACCGTGGCTTATGACAGCGTTTCGGGCGGCATCATCATCATTTCCGGCATTACCGGATCAGCGTCTACCATCGCCGCCGCTACGGGAACGCTTTCGGGGTCGCTATTCCTGACCACAGCCACCGGCGCCGTTCTGTCGCAGGGTTCGGCCGCGCTCTCTCCCGGCGTCTTTATGGCGGGCCTTACGGCGATCACGCAGAATTGGGCGAGCTTCTTCTTCGACTTCGACCCGGACGATGGCGTAGCGGGCGGCGCGCAAAAGCTATTGTTCTCGGCGTGGGTCAACACAACCAATGACCGTTATCTTTATGTCGCCCGAGATTCCGACATCGCGCCGACGCTCAGCAGTTCGGCGCCTGCCTCGTTTGGCTATCTGCTCACTCAGGCCAACTATAACGGGACTGAGTTGATTTACAGCCCGACCGATTTGAACCATGACGTGTTCGTTTCCGGCATGATCGCCTCTGTCAACTATTCCGCACCGAACGGCAATATCACTCACAAGTTCAAAACCCAATCCGGCCTTGTCGCCGGCGTCACCAATTCTGGAACCGCCGCAAATCTGACGGCCAATGGCTATAACTTCGTGGGCGCCTACGCGACAGCCAACGCCAACTTCGTCTATTTTGCCGAGGGCGGCGTTTCTGGCGTGTTCCAATGGGCAAACACCTACGCCAACCAGATCTGGCTCAACAACTCTCTTCAGCTGGCGCTGGTCAATCTCCTGACCTCGATTGGATCGATCCCGTATAATTACACGGGATATGCGATGATCGAAGCCACATGCTTGACGACCATCCAGCAGGCGCTTTTGTTCGGCGCCATCCAGCCGGGCGTGACGCTCTCTTCGACGCAAATTCTGGAAATCACCACCGAAGCGGGTGGGCTTACTACGCCGGCTCAGGTCATTTCGCAGCGCGGATGGTATTTCCTTGTCATTCCAGCCACGCCGCAGGTGCGTCAGGCAAGAACAAGCCCGGTTATTTATTTCTGGTATTGTGACGGCGGAAGCATTCACAAGCTGACACTGAATAGCCTTGACGTTGAATAACCAGGCATAACTTCCATAAATTCAGGAGCGGCCACAAATGGCGCAAGATATTACATCCGTCAACGCCGTCCTGCTTTTGTCCGCTCCCGGCGTTTGGTCCGGGCCGCAGCAGATTCAGGGCTTTGCCACCGACAACATCTATGAAGCCGACGCGCTCGACGTGGCGGAAGTCCTGATGGGCCTTGATGGCGGATTGTCGGCCGGATTCATCTACAAGGAACAGTCCATCGGCTACACGCTGATGGCAGGGTCGCCATCGATCCCGCTGTTTGACGCGCTTTATATCCAAAGCAAGCAAACGCAGTCGATTTATTGGCTCTCCGGGTCGATCACCCTGAATTCGATCAACATGAAATACGCCCTCGTCAACGGCGTGTTAAAAACCTACCCGGCGGTGTCGAGCGGCGGCAAGGTTTTATCCCCGCGCAAGTTCACCATCGTATGGGAATCGATCAGCCCCGCCGCCACGAACTGATAGGCGGCGACGATGCGCAAGGAAATCGACATCACGATCACGGAAGAGGGGCGCGACAAGGGCCGCGTCTATCATATTCGGGAAATGGGCGCGCGGCAGGCCGAAAAATGGGCGACGCGCGCTCTTCTGGCGATGGGCAGGTCTGGCGCCGAAATACCGGACGATCTGCGCGGATCGGGCATGGCCGGCATTGCCGCATTTGGCATCAAGTCGCTGATGACCGTGGATTTCGCCGACGCGGAGCCGCTGATGGACGAACTGCTTTGGTGCGTCACGTTCAGGCCCGATCCGAAAAATCCGGGCTTTGCCCGTGAACTCCTGGAAGATGACATCGAGGAAGTCGCGACGCTGTTGAAGTTGCGCAGCGAAGTCCTCAGTTTGCATGTGTCTTTTTCTCAGCTCGTCACGAAATTAAAGGCCTACCTGACGGCGGTTGTGGCGAGCTGCTTGACTACGTCAACGTCCCGAGGCTGATCGGCGCTGTCGTTTCGTCAGAGAAGGCGACGCTCCGAGAATGTGACGATTACTCGGTCGAAGACCTCTACGACATTTACGAGGTTATCGTTGTCGATGCGGAAAACGCTAGGCGAATGAGCAAAGCGGCGAATAAGGATTAAGCCCTTGCCCACAATTATTGACTCGCTGATTTTGGAATTGCAGCTTGATCCTGCAAAATTCCAGAAGGGTCAAAAAGACGCCACCGAAGCCTTCGTCAAGACGAAGGAAGAGGCACTCAAGTCCGGCAAGGGCATCGAGGAATCCAGCGACAAGGCGGCCCAGGCGCTCGCCAAGGTCGCGCGGCAGGCGCTGGAACTTTACGCGGTCTTCCTCGGCGGCAGAGGCGTCAAGCAATTCATCGAAGACATCACGGCGGGCGACGCCGCATTGGGGCGGTTCTCCGGTTCGCTGAGTGAATCGCCACAGACCATTGCAGCGTGGGGGTTGGCTGTTGAGCGCGTGGGCGGGTCTTCCGCCGCGACCTCGGCGTCGTTCCAGTCGCTGTCCGACAAAATCGAAGACCTCCGTTTGCGCGGCAAGGCGCTGCCGGATGTTTTCTATCAGCTTCAGGCGGCGGGCGGCCGCACCATCGACCTGAACCACGGCGTCTCCAAGTCGATGGTCGATATTGCCGCGAATTTGAAAGCGGTTGCGGCGCACGATCAGGCGAAGGCAAGCTGGCTCGGGCGGCAACTCGGGATTGATCCCGATACCGTCAACATGATGATTAAATACGGCGCGGGCATTGGCGCCGAGATCGAACGGCTGAAAAAGCTCGGGCCGTCCTCGAAAGATATCGCCGCCGCGCAGGACTTGCAAAAAGCGTGGAATGAACTTGAGCAAGAGGCCGTGCATTTCGGCCGCGCTATCTGGACTTCGCTTTCCCCCGCGCTGATCAATGCGATGGAGCGTTTCGACGCATGGCTGGGCAAAAAGGAAAATCAGGAAAAGTTCAATGCGGTAATCAAGCAGCTCAGCGACTGGATCGACGGGATCGATTGGGACAAGACCGTCAAGGGGGTCGATGACTTCACCACTAGCGCCAACAAGGCGGCTGATTCCGTTGGCGGATGGGTCAAGATCGGCGAAGCGCTTTTCGGCGTTTGGGCTGTTTCCAAAATCGCAGGCATCGTCACGGGCATTTGGGGGATGGTGACGGCATTGCGCGCGGCGGCGGCCGCAGCAGCAGCATTGGCGCTCAACCCGATCATAGCGGGCGCCATCGCCGCCGGCGCGGTCCTGAAGCCGACGCCGCTAAACAATGGCGAGAATGAGCTGGAGCGCCAGAAGAAATATGGCCGCGACAAGCACGATGCGCCGGGCGCCGAGCCTCCGAAGTCGAAGGGCATTTGGGAGAGATTGAACGAGCTTTTCGGGGTCAGCGGCGCCCATGCGGAGGGCGTCCAGATGGAAGGCCGTCCGGTAGGCCGAGGCAATCCGCTGCCGGTCATATTGACGAACGGCGGCGGCGACCAGTCTTTTGGAAAGGGCGTCAACGGATCGACAGGTCCGGGCGGTGGCGGCGGGGCGTCAGGTCCGGGCGGTGGCGGCGGGGCGTCAGGTCCGGGCGGTGGCGGCGGGGCGTCAGGTCCGGGCGGTGGCGGCGGCAGTTCTCCGGGCGCGGGTGGTGGGCGAGATTACGGCAAAGGAGACGGTCTCACACCCGAGCAAGGCGCCGCGCTCCTGCGCAGCGAGGGCGCAACGCCGGATGAGGCGGCTTTCATCGGAGCACACATGGGCGGTGAGTCCCGCGGCCATGCCGGCGCACACAACTTTTCAGGTCGCGATCTGTCTTATGGTCTCTGGCAGATCAACATGATCGGGGGCATGGGGCCTCAGCGGCGTAAAATGTGGGGGCTCAAGAGCAACGAAGACCTCTATGACCCGCACGTCAATGCAAAGGCCGCCATCGCTCTCTATCGGGATTGGGTGAGGCGCGGCAAGCGCGGGCCAAGCCCGTGGGCCGGGTCGGATCGGTTCCTGAACCCGTCCTACTCCGAGCGGGCGGCAAAGGCGGCGCGGGAATGGAAGCCCGGCGGCGCGCCCGTAAAGCCTCCGGTCCCAAGCGTCACGCCCAGTCCAAGCGTCACCAACAGCAGCAGCACGCGCACAAGCAGCAGTTCGTCTTCAACCGAGACGCATATCGGGTCGATCACGGTCCAGACGCAGGCGACAGACGCGGCCGGAATAGCCAAAGAGTTGCCAAAGGCAATTGAGCGCAGTTCGTTTGCGTCGCAAGCCAACCAAGGTCCAGAATAGGGGTTGAGCATGGCCGATGTGCCAAATGTGGCCGGCGTCCCGTCTCTTCTTTCCGGGTTCGCATCCGATCCCGTCGATACCGCCGTGATGATGGTTTCCGACGCGGTCGGTTTGATCTTCGGTGGCAATTCCTCACAGTGGGGGATTTTCCTCAATGGGTCAGCCGTCGTCACCGCTGATAACGTCGTTTCGTTCGAATACAAGCAGGATTGGGCGATAGCCGACTATCCGCTTGAGCAAGGCGCGTTTGAAACCTACGCCAAGGTGCAAATCCCGTTCAGCCCTCGCGTCCGGTTCTCGGCTGGCGGCAGCGCGTCAAATCGTCAGGCGCTGCTCGATTCCATCGCGGCGATTGCCGGCGACTTCAATCTTTATGACGTTGCGACGCCAGAGGCGACCTATACCAGCGTCAACATCACCCATTACGATTATCACCGGGCGGCGAATTCTGGCGTCGGTCTGATCGTCGTGGACATTTGGCTGCAACAGATCAGGGTTGCGGTCTCGGAAACATCCGGATCGTCTTCGTCGCCGTCGGCGTCCTCGCCATCCGGGGCTTCGCTGAGCGGCGCGGGCCAACCAGGCGACGTGGCGTCGAATTATCCGTCATCGTGGCAGAATATCCCGACCTCGCCATATGGCGCCAACACATCGTCTCCGAGTGCGGCCAGTTCGTTCAACATGGGTTCGGTTTCGTCCTATCCGTCGTCGTTTTCATCGACCACCGTGGCTCTGCCGAAATGAGCGTCCAATGTCGGTAATCATCCCGCTAAAGGCCGTTCCGTCGCAATTCGTGACTGTCCAACTTGGCGGCCAAAACTGCCAGATCAACGTCTATCAGAGGTTTTACGGCGTTTTTGTCGATCTCTACATTGACAACGCGATCGTCATCGCCGGCGTTCCGGCCAAGAACCTTTGTCTGATTGTGCGCAGCGCCTATCTCGGGTTTTCGGGCGACATCGCCTTTGTCGATACGCAAGGGAGCACCGACCCGGTTTATACGGGCATCGGGACTCGCTATTTGCTGACCTATTGGGCGGCGTCTGAACTGGCTTAGCGCGATTTGCTTTCGCGCTCGGCGGCCATCCCCCATGCGGCAATGTCCGAGCATTTCATATTTACGATGCCAGTCGGAGTTTTGCAGAAATCGGGTTCGGGTCTCGCCTGTGGCGTTTCTGAGTTAGGGGACGGCGGCGCGGCTTTTGAATAGGTAGGCTTCCCGGCGTAGCAATCGGCCTTCATTTTGCGATCTGCGATAGACCAGCATCCATCCACCGATGCGGGTTCATGTGTCGGTCCGACAACTTGAGCATCTTGGTTTTGCGATTCCTGCCGGGTTTCCGATGCGGGGCGATCCGACGAAGATTGCAAATTCAAGAAAAAGGCGACAGCGCAAATCGCGATGATGGCGAACAGCGCGCGGAGAAATCCCGGAAACAAGACCGCGAGAACAAGCAAAATCAAAAGGGCGGCGATCATCCTATCTCTCCCGTTAAAAATTAGGGCGGGATCATAGTCGCCCAGTCCATTGGCGACAAGGCGGCAGCGCATATGTCCTTCACGAACCGCAAAATCACAGTTTCGTTCGATATGCAGAACGGAAATTTTGCAGGCGGCGGCAATAAAGCGACTTTGTCGGGCCTGCGCATTTCCGCCCATATCACCAACGCGGGCGGCGCGTCGATGGGCCAATTGCAAATGGCGATCTTCGGCATGGAATTGTCGATGATGAACCAGCTTTCGACGGTCGGGAAGCAGATCAATTACATCAGCAAGAACAAGGTTACGGTGCAGGCCGGCGACGACATCAACGGCATGTCCACCGCGTTCGTCGGCAACATCTCCTACGCATGGGTTGACGCCAAATCACAGCCGAATGTCTGTTTCCGGGTCGAAGCGGTCGCGGGCGGCGATCTCGCCGTGAAGGCATCCCCTCCGACAAGCGTTCAAGGCGCCGGCGATGTTGCGACCATCATGGGGCAGATCGCGCAGGCCAACGGCCTCACGTTCGAAAACAACGGCGTCAACGTCAAGATCGCCAATCCCTATCTTGCGGGATCGGTGCGTAATCAAATCCTGTCCCTCGCGCAACACGCCGGGATTGAACACGTCATCGACAAGGGGACGCTGGCGATCTGGAAACCAGGCCAGCCGCGCAAGGGTTCAACCCCTCTTATTTCACCAGCTACGGGCATGGTCGGCTATCCGGCGTTCAATCAAGCCGCCGTCATTGTCGAAACCATCTATAACCCGACGTTCCAGCCGGGCGGGAAAGTGACGATCAAGAGCGACCTGACGCCGGCTTGCGGTGACTGGACGATTTTTCATCTCGACCATGAGCTTGAGAGCGAAATTCCGCACGGGAAATGGTTCACCATTCTCAGCGCGTCGCCAATCCAGGGGAGCGATGCGCCATGACGGACCAATCCTCAGCCGGACAACGCGGCCTCACCTCGTCCAACTCGGACTTCAACCGCCACGATTTCCACATTGACCGCAGGCTCGCCAAGGTCCGCACCGCCACTCCGGTCAAAATCGTCTCCGTCACCGGCACAAGCCCGAATTTCATCGTTTCGGTTCAGCCGCTCGTCAACCAGGTGGACGGCGCCGGCAACTCGACGGCGCACGGCGTTGTCCATGGCATCCCGGTTTCAGGATCATCCGGCGGCAATGGCAGCGTCGTCGTCAAGCCGAAGGTCGGAGATCAGGGCCTGATGGCGATCAGCGACCGCGACATATCGGCGGTCAAGGCCAGCGCGGGGCAAGCCAACCCCGGTTCGCGCCGCCAGCATGACCTGGCCGATGGCGTCTATCTCGGCGGGTTCGGCAACATGAACGGGACGCCATCCCAAAGCGTCACCTTCGACGAAACTGGCGTGCATATCGTGGGCGCTCCGGCCGTCAATATCACCGGCGACCTGACCGTTACGGGCAAGATCACGGCGGGCTTCGGCGGCGGCGACGCGGTCACGCTCCAGCAGCACAAACACGCCGGCGGCCCGGTTCCAGACGCGGGGACTTAATAAACCTCTGCTTGTTTTATGTAATCATAAGTAATATAATCGGGACCGCAAGGTGTTCCACCACCAAGCGGCCCCTAACCACCAGCCCGAAGGAACCGGAACGATGGCTAAACGAGAACTTATCACCGCGAGCCGTGCGCGGCAATTGCTGGATTACAACCCAGAAACCGGCAATTTTAAATGGAAAGTTGGCCGTGGGGGTGTCGCGACCGGGTCGCCTGCCGGGTGCAATCAATTCTTTAAGAGAGAATGTGGGTATAGGCGCGTCATTAGAATTGATGGGAGGTTATATCTGTCATATCGCCTATCGTGGCTAATTATCTACGGTGAATTTCCTCCAGACGGCATCGATCATAAGAACGGCAACCCATTAGACAATAGAATTTCAAATCTGAGACCGGCGTCTCAGAGAGAAAATTCGAGGAATACTCGGATAAGGTCTAATAATAAATCCAAATTTAAGGGCGTTAGCTGGGACAAAATAAATAGAAAATGGGTCGCTCGCATTCGTGAGCCCAATGGGTCTTATCTGAATTTAGGCCGTTTTGACGCACCCGAACTTGCTGGCGCAGCATACGAAACTGCCGCCAAACTAAAATTTGGCGAATTTGCAAGGGTCAAATAGATGAAAACACTTCTACTTGATCGCACTACAAACGATCTGGTTCTCGACGCCAACGGCAATATCGCCATCGCGTCGCAGCCCTATTCGCTGGCGCAATCCGCCGCTTCGGCAATCAGGACGTTTCTTGGCGAGGTCTATTACGACCAGACGCAGGGCGTCCCGTACTGGCAGCAAATCCTCGGACAAAACCCGCCCATCTCTTTGATGAAGGCAAAGTTCGTCGCGGCGGCGTTGACGGTTCCGGGCGTCGTTTCCGCCAAGTGCTTCATCTCTTCCATTCAAGGCCGTGTCGTCAGCGGACAAATCCAAGTTCAAGATGCGAACGGGGTAGTGACAAGTGCAGGTTTCTAGGGATGATTGCGCGCTCTGGACTGGGCCTAGGCGTGCCGATGGATATGGCCGGGTCACAATAGGCGGCCGACGCGAATATGCACATAGGATCGCGTATTGCGATTATAATGGAGCAAGCCTCTCAGACATCGCAAATCTAGTTGCTCGCCACAAATGCGATAACCCGCGATGCGTGAATCCAGGACACCTTCTCATCGGGACGCAGGCCGATAATATCCGCGATAAAATCGAGCGTGGGCGTGGGGATTCCGGTGAAAAACATGGGCGCGCAAAACTGAGCGCAAATGAAGTCATGGAAATAAGAGCTAAGTTTTCAGGTGAGAGGGGCGCACATGTCATTCTCGCAAAAGAATACGGCGTTTCTCGACCAGCGATAACATTGATATTAAACGGCAAGCGTTGGTCGAAGGGAAACTGACATGGCTTCAACCAATGTACCGCAAGTCGCATGGGCCGCAACGGGCTTTCAGGCGCCGGCGGAACTCGATATTTTAACCGGCGTCCAGGCTGACCAAAATACTGCTTTTGGCGGCGATCTCAATCTTGCATTGACAGAGCCGCAGGGCCAGCTTGCGTCCAGTCTGACGGCCATCGTCGGCAACGTGAACGACACCTTTCTTTACATGGCGAGCCAGTTCGACCCGGCCTATGCGGAGGGCCGGAACCAGGACGCCTTGGCGCGCATCTATTTCATCGAGCGCAACCCGGCGCAATCGACCGTGCTGCAAATTTCGTGCATGGGGCTTGCCGGCGTCACCATTCCCGTCAACCAGCTTATTCAGGATTCATCGGGAAATAATTACGCCTGCACCGGCGCCGGAACGATCCCGTCAAGCGGGTCGATCACGCTTTCCTTTGCGTGCACGGTGACGGGCGCAGTCCCTATTCCGTCGTCCACATCCGTGTCGATTTATCAATCTATTCCGGGATGGGATAGCGTCACCTGCGAAGGCGGCACAATCGGTAATGCGGTCGAAACCACGTCTGCGTTCGAGGCGCGCAGGGCCGCGTCTGTCGCGCAGAATTCAAACGGATCAATCCCCTCCGTCCTTGGCGCTGTGCTTTCCGTGTCCGGAGTTCTCGACGCCTATGTGACCGAAAACACATCGGCCACGGCGCAAACCATCGGTGGCGTCTCGCTCAACCCGAACAGCCTTTATGTCGCAGTTGTCGGGGGAAATGCGGCGGCGGTCGCTCAGGCGATCTGGACCAAGAAAGCGCCTGGATGCGCCTATAACGGCAACACGACAGTGACGGTCTACGATACAAGCGCGGTCTATTCCCCGCCCTACCCGAGTTATCCCGTCTCGTTTGAAATTCCGAACGACTTGCAGATTTTCTTTGCGGTCGCCATCGCAACTTCGGCCGCAGTCCCATCTAACGCAGCGTCGCTGATTCAATCGGCGGTCATCAACGCTTTCGCTGGCGGCGACGGAGGGACGCGCGCACGCATCGGGTCGGAGGTTCTGGCAAGCCGCTATTATGCGCCTATCGCCGCGCTTGGATCGTGGGCGCAAATCGTCTCTATCCAGATCGGGTCCATCAACACGCCGTCCGCGACGTTTACCGGCACGATTTCAGGGACGACGCTGAATGTCTCAAGCGTCGCTTCCGGCACGATTGCCGTTGGGCAGTTGATCACCGATGCGGGCGGCATAGTCTCCTCGGGAACGACGGTCATCGCGTTCGGATCAGGATATGGCGGGACCGGAACCTATACCGTCAGCGCATCGCAGACCGTGGCGCTTGAGACAATTTATGCGGTCTCACCCACGCTGTTCAAAATCCAGTCCAATATCAATCAAGTCCCGTCGATCAACTCGGCAAATATCGCGGTTTCTCTCGCTTAATGGAAGGTGTCCATGATGGGCGGCGATATTGGCGATTTTGAAATTGGCGTGTCTGCCATTGGTGGTCTCGCGGTAAACCCTACGGGGCCAGACTACCCGCCCGCGCCGTCGCAAACAGCACCGTCTTACGGCGACATTGTCCCCTTCGACTATTGGCAGACCATCATCAGCCAATATGCCAACAGCCCGGTCCTGACGGAGCTGATCGGCAATTATTCGGCGTGCCTTGATCAATCTGCCAATATCAACGCATTCTATAATCTCATCATGAACGTCGTGACGGCCGAAGACTATGGCCTTGACGTTTGGGGCCGCATCGTCGGCGTCACGCGCACACTGCATGTTGCAAACGCCACATGGTTTGGTTTTGGTCAAGCCGTTCCCGGCGTCGTCGGGTTCGGGCAGGCGCCGTTCTATTCCGGCGAGCAACTGACGACAAACTATCAGCTTGGCGACAATTCATTCCGGACGCTGATTTTCGCCAAAGCAATGGCGAATATCTCGGATGGGTCTATCAAGAGCATCAATCAAATACTGATGGCGCTGTTCCCGAATCGTGGCAATTGCTACGTCGCTGATGTGGCTGTTTCAGGCCCTTATTTCGGGTTTAACGAAAACCCCGCCTGCCTCGGGTTTGGTCAGGCTGTTTTCTATTCTGGCGAAGCGCTCAACGCCATGACGATGGCCTACACGTTCCAATTTCCGCTGACCAATATTGAACTCGCTATTGTCGAACAATCGGGCGTGCTTCCGAAGCCATGCGGCGTCGCAGCCTCTATCGTCATCGTCTAAGGGAAATACAAAATGCTTGTTGCATCCATCCCGGCAAAATTCTCTATACCTTGGGCTAACTCGGCGGGCGGATCTTATATCAACGCGATCCCGACCAATTCGCAGATCGGAATCATAGCGGGCGCCGCATCACTGACGGATGGATTCCCGCCGACCACGATGCAGACTGGGGGAACCCCCCCGGCTGGTCCCGATTTCAACGGCATCCTTAAATGGGTGACGCAATGGGGGCAGTGGCAGGCGGCAGGCGGCCCGGTTGCTTATGATTCGACGTTTCAGACCGCCGTCAGTGGTTACCCGCTCGGCGCAGTCGTCGCATCCGCCACGACCTTCGGCGTGTCGTGGATGAGCACTGTCGATGGTAATACGACAAACCCGGACACGGGCGGCGCCGGTTGGGTTAAAATCAAGGGGCTTGGCCCTTATGCCGCGACCGATACCGGAACCGCCAACGCTCTTGCGATCAATGTTCCGGCGATTTCCGCGCTCGCGGCGGGCACGCTGTTCATCGTCAAAAAATCATCATCGGCCAACACCGCTGCGACGACGATCAACGTGAACTCGTTCGGCGCGGGGGCGGTCGTATGGGCGGATGGATCGGTTCTCCAGGCGAATGACTGGCCGGCGTCCGTGACCGCGCTGCTGGAATATGACGGGGCGCAGTTCAATCTGCTCTCCGTCATGGGGCCGACCCTGTTCGCGCGTTCCGTCGCCGGGACGCGCACGCAGATTTACAGCGGCCCAGGGACAGCCACTTTCACACCCACCGTCACGGGATGGCATTCCGTCGAAGTCTACGGCGCGGGCGGCGGCGGTTGCGTCTATTCCGGGGCGGGTGAAACCGAAGGCGGGGGCGGCGGCGGATCGGCTGAAGGGTGGGTCTATCTTACGGCAGGCGTGGGAGTCACGGTCACTGTCGGCGCGGCTGGGACAAATTCCGCTGTACCGACTACGCCGGGCACAACGGGCGGCACGTCATCCTTCGGGGCGTATATGTCGGCTACAGGCGGGGCCGGCGCGAATATTGGAACCATCGGTTTGCCGGGCGCGGGGGGCGTCGGTTCTGGCGGTCAAATAAATCTGATTGGGCAGGCGGGCGGCGATGGCTGCGGCTCGGCAGCAACAGGTGGAATGCTTGTCGGCTTTGGTGGCGCGGCTTCTGGCCCGCACGGTGGCAAGGGCGCTAACGTAAATCCCTCTAATTCAAATTATAACGCCGCGTCGCAATGGCCGGGCGGGGGCGGAACTCTTGTCTTTATAAGCGGCACGGTTTGGTTTAGTTCGCCCCCCGCTTGCGGCGGCGTCATCATCCGTTATTGATCGCGAGGAAATCGACACATGACACAGTATTTTGCACGCGTCGTTTCCGGCGTGGTCGTTGAAATCATCACGCTCCCCGATGACGTGGCGGTTGCTGGCGCCTTTCATACTGACATCGTCTCGGCGCTCGTCGCGGCGACGGCTGATATCACGGTAGGCCAGACCTTCGCGGCGGGCGTCTTCGGGCCGGCCCCGGCGCCGGCCGCGCCGGTGCCAGTTGTGCCGGCATCCGTCACACGCCGTCAATTCTTCCAAGCCGCCGCGACCAGCAGCCTCATCACGCAGGCCGAAGCGCTGGCCCTTTTCGCAACGGGCGTCCTGCCGGCCAATCTTGCCACGGCCATCGCAGCCCTTCCGGCGCCGCAGCAATTCGCCGCAAAAATCGCAATCCTCGGCGCGGGCAGTTTTAACCGCACCGACCCGCTTGTGGAGGCGCTCGGCGCGGCGATGGGGCAGACATCGGCGCAGATTGACGCGCTGTTCACGCTCGCCGCCACTCTCTAAGATCAAAGGTTTCATCCATGACCATCTCCTATAACGCCGCCGCCAAAAACGCCCGCCTCGCCGCCGGATTGACAGCAGCAGTGTCCGGTCAATCCGTCGATGGCGGCTCAGGCAGCGGCAAGCTGGTCCTCGGAACCGCCGGTATGTCCACCGTGCTGGCGACGATCACGCTGAACAAGCCCTCGTTCACGATCAGCGCCGGCGTCGCCACGCTCGTCGTTTCGCCCCCACTGTCGGCGACCTCGGCCAATGCCGGGACCGCCGCCGCCGCGCAAATTCAGGACAGCGCCGGCAATATCATTATTTCCGGCCTCACGGTCGGCGGCACGGCGGAAGGGACTGGATCGGGCAAGGACATCATTTTGGCGGCATCCACAATCGCGACAGGCATAACCGTGCCCGTCTCCAGCGGCACGCTCACCGCATCCTGATCGTGTCAGCCTGAAAGGACGCCAATGTTTTACGCCGCCCTCGCCGCCGCCTGGAACGCCGCCACGACGCCGCCCGACGGCGTCACAGGAGCAACCCTCGCGGGCCTGACGACAGACCAGAAGATCGCCGCCGTCAACGGCTGGACCGTCGCCGGGCCGACGCGGGATGTCCCGGTCAAGATCGTCAGCGGCTATCTGCTCGCCAATCTCAAGATGGCGTCCCTGCTGAACTACGTTGACTCTACGCCGGTTGGCGCCAATCCGGCGGCGCATCTGGTCGCGCAGAATCTGATCGCCGCACTCACGCGAGTTTCGCAGCCCCCCGACTTCGGCGTGTCCGACCCCGCCATTCTCGCGGGCCTGACGTCGGCGCTGGAAACGCTCGTCGCCGATCCGCTTTGCGGCCTGAATTCCGACGATGCGGCGGCGTTGCTTGCGCTCGCTCGGACCAAAATCCCATGGTGGCAGTCGGTCGGTCTGACATCGCCGATCAACACTGCTGATCTTCAAGCCGCTGGGGGGCTTTCGTAATGGCGACTCAGAAATGGTCTGCCGGGACACTTTCGGGGTGGGTGCAACTTAGCGCCGCCGCCGATCTTTCCGGTCTAGCGAACAATAGCGCCGTATTTCTATCCAATACGGCCCCCGGCGTTGCGGCTGGCGTCATTCCGAACAGCACAAGTAATGACGTATTCGCAAACATTTCGTTCAACTCGACCGGGACGTCCTTCGCCGGAACGACGGCGGGCGGCGGTCTCGGCGTGTTCCTCTATCCACTTAACGGCGGCAGCGGCACGATCTACGGCGACAACCAGTTTCCGACGCCGGGTTCGCAGTTGGCAAAGACGCCTTCGGGCCTGTGGGTGGCAACGATTCCAATCGTGAACGTGTCGCAAGTGCAGTCCGGCTCAACCGGATCGTTCAAGATCGACCGGAACGATTTCGGTGTCGCGATCCAGAATTTGACAGGCGGAACACTTCCGACCAGCTCGAATTTGATGGTCTATATCGAAACAACTAATCTGGCTCAATAATGGCCGCATCGTCGCTCTTTTCATCGAGACCGAAACGACTGACGACACCGCTCCTGCTTGGAGCGCCGGACGTCACCAACGGGCTTGCCGCGTGGTATAACGGTTTCGGGAACGCGGCCCGCGACCTTTCGGGCAATAATCGTGACGGGACGCTTTCCAACGTCGCTTTTGCGCCCGGTCCGTTCGGCAACGCCTACAAATTCGATGGCACGGCGACGTCGAAAGTCACGCTTCCGGCGTCTGTCAACAGCAACATCTTCACCGTCGCGTTTCGCCTCTACCCGATCAACATGGCAGCAAACCGCTGCGTTGCCGCTGTCTCCAATGCCGAAATCTATCTTCTTGGCGGCGGGAACATCACGGTCTACGTCGCGGGCGGCCAGTTCACATGGACGGGAGCCACCATTGGCGCGGGCATCTGGGCGAATTTAGCGCTCAGTTATAACAGTATCACCGGCGCTTGGGTCTGGTATCTCAACGGCGTCGCCAAGGCTTCCGGCACACTGGTCAAGACGCTCACCTTGTCCGGAGCGTCCTATATCGGGACCTATGTCGGCGATCCGGCGATCCTCGGCTTGGTAGCTGATTTTCGCATCTACAACCGCGTCCTTGCGCCTGCCGAAATAAGCCAGATTTACAATTCGGCGCTGATCCCGACGCTGGACGGAAATCTGATTGCGTTCAATTCGTCGTCCGCCGACGCCGCGACGATGGCGGCGACCGAAGCCGCAGACGTTGCATCGTTCGCGGGATCGGAGACGGACGCGGCCACGCTCGGCGCCACCGAAACGCCCGACAGCGCATCCTTTTCCGGCGCGGTCGGAAGCGTCGATACAGC